ATGAACACGAAAAGGAAATGAAGTCGTTTATTAACGATTCAATCTCGCGAGCACTAGACAAGCAAACAACCACGTTTGGAAAAATGTTGATTGCTTCTGGTACTATTATTTGCACGTTTATAAGCGTGTTCCATTTTATAAAATAACAAGGAAAAAGATAATGATAAAAGAAGTGGTTAATAAGGTTATTGATGACCTTAAACCTGATGAATATTTCATGAAAGATATCTTAAGAACTTATGGTGATTTAAAGGAAGAAAATTTTAAAAACCATTCTTATAAAATATTAAAAATAATTTGTAATTATTTAATGCCGATTGTTATTGGTGAATGGCTCATAGAAACAGGTAAAATGGATGAAACTGTTGAAAAAGGGAATGAGTTTTTTAATGAGATAATGAGAGAAGGTATTAAAGATGCATTAGAAAATCTTAAAGATATACTAGGTGTTAGTGAAAAATTTGTTGGTGAAAAAAAACAATGAATAAAAAAGATTATTTTTCACTATTTTTTCAAGGATGTAAACACAAATACTGAATCCAGTAATTAAAGTTACTGGATAATAAAAAATATATTGACTATTAACCAATACCATTCTACAAGTTATATATGTCAAATGATTTCACATGAAATGATATGCAATGCAATGAAATTTTACATGCCAACCCTTCTATGCAGGGGTTGGCCTATTATGTTCGCCGGTTTTTCTTTAACTACTTTGCACATGTACATAAACGCATCAGCGCCGTGAGATGCCCAGTTATGGAGAGGCTGATTTGATACTAATTGCATGGCCTCATTAAATTCGTATTTATACTCAAGCAAACAATCTATGCCACGTTGACAATTGCTTTGATGAAATTTGAAAATTTTAAATGTGGACCTAGCGCGCTCAATCATCAGGGACTTTTTCAAATCTCTAGGTAATATTCGTGCGTTTAATCCGAGCTGTTCGGCTCGCATCTTCCAACTTTCTTTTCGTGGTCCAGATTTGTTGTTGCCATCATGAGGAAACCAGTGATGACCAAATACGATGCCGTGCTTTTCTCTAAATTTGTGCAGCTCATTTACATAGTGCGATAACTCTTGGTATCGATTCTCGTAGTAACTGACGACATGAACGTAATCAGGATATACTTGGAAAAACCATATAGCTGTAGAATCGCTCTGCCCTAGATCCCACGCTGTGTGTACCGGGGTGTCATTCGTGATTGGAAAATCAAACAAGCGATTGTCCTGGTGAACAGCGCGCATTTGGTTACCAAATACGGCACCGACAACGGCAGCGCTAAAGTCACACCAAAGTTCCTGTTTAGCTTTTTCTTCTGACCAGCCGCCCTCTTCGATCATCATTTTAACGGCTTCTTGGTTCAATACTGGATCCCCGTTGGCTTTCTTAGTGTCGTCAACTGTCAGTATCTCAGTGATGAATTTATCACTGTTCTTTAATCGGTTGTACAGGTAGTAAAAATGGTTATGACCTTCTGGCGTTGATATAATTATTTCCCAGCCCCCATTCTGCGCGATCATTGGTATAAGTATTTCTCGCACTTCTGGGTTCTGTGTTGCGTACTCATCTAGCACATAGCCTAGAATGTTCATACCACGCAGTTTGTTGTAATTTTGTCCATCAGATCCAGCTAAGCCAATGATCGATCCATTTTTTAAGTAGATTTTCATTTGCTGGTTATCGGCTCGATGCACCAACTCTTTAGGGAAATGATCAAGAAAAGCAATCCCATCATCTCCACGCGCTTCCCAAATGTTCCGGCGTGCCTGGTTAAGCTGGGGTGAGATAATATAGTAGGCACCTACCCTTTCGACTGCAGCAGCTATCAGATGGTTAACGCACATTTTTGTTTTTCCAGCACGACGATGCCAGACATAAAGAAAATGCTTGTATCCTTCTTTCCAATAGTTTCTTAGCATGCGAGCCTGGTAATCTCGCGGCTCAAACTTATACGGTAGCTGTATTATATTGCTCTTTTGACTCATTACGTTTTGTGTAAAGCTCAATCTTATTTTTCGCTATATCGATATCAATTCTCTTGCCGTTATTCATTCTGATAACGAGCTTTTTCTCGTCACCAAAAACGTGAAATCCAAGCGCTTTAACGTTGTCCGGATTGAATTTCACTAAAACACTTCCATTGTTTATCGTGATCCAAGTAGTTATAGATTCGTGTCTTCTTATAATCTATTAGATAATCGCCCACTCTTTCATTCAAAGGTTTTAATAAAAGCACTGTCATATCACCATTTTTAAAAATGAAATTTAGTTTTTTTGCTTTTTGAATAACTCCAGATTTCATATCTGGGAAACGCATTTCGCAATATTCAACACATGAAAGATTTTGAGTATCTATAGTGATTAGTCGGCCGCTTTGGGGATCAGGCGCGGCCCTGCCTGGATGGTTATTAGAACGCAACACCAATCCCTAAGCCGAGCTGGCTGCCGGTAGTCTTAGACGGAAATGCGTAATCACAGACAACGTAAAATCGATTATCCACATTGAATTGTGCGCCGGTTTTAATATACCACCTAGATGAATCAAGAAAATCATCTGCTTCTAAGAAAGGAGATAACCTAGAAAAATGATTGATCTTGATTCCTGTATCATAATCAAATTGCTTAGATGAAAGCATTTTGTTATTACTATTCAGATGATTGTAGGTAATCTCAGAATAAGGTGTTACGCTATCGAAGGGATCTTGCAATCCAACCGTTGCACCATAGGCATAATCATTGCTAAATTTTGAAAAATTCAGAAACGAATAAACAAACCCATTGTAGTCAGTTTTCAATGAAAACTTGAAATCCCAATCGATATCGCTTAGTTTTTTATCAGTGTTAAGGTCTGAGCTTTGTGCTTCAATTTGAAACGAATTGTTTCTAAATAATTGATGAGAATCGACATTTTGAGAATCTGCAAATGCCGAAGAAAAACAAAGAGAAAGTGCCGTAATGGCAATTAATTTTTTCATATACACACTCCATTGCGATATCTATTCATCATACAATAATTGTAAAAAAAAGTCACGTTTTTATAATGTACATTTGATATATGTTTTTAGGTCTCGTTTCAGGGCTGAGTGCCTGCACAATCGTCCCGCCAGTTGTATAGTTGGCAAATGTAGGTGGAACTGGAAACACGTCAGGAAAATTGGTTGGACTATCTGCTTGATATGAACCAATTTTTGGCCCAATAATGATATTAGGATCCTCTGCCTCATCTGATGAAGTCCACGGCCAAGAGATGCGTTCATCTTTTCCGGGATCAAAAAATTCAGAACCTATATCAACCACAAGGCCGCTTCCAGAACCGCCAAACATAACTTGCGATGGCGCAGGGGCGCCAATAAATCTACCTCGGTTGATTATTCTTATACTGTCTACTGCACCGCCAGTAACTGATTCTACCCGCATTTCGCACGGAAATAATGTTGTTGGGTCGGCTGTAAAAACAATATCATTGACTTGATAATTAAGACCGCCATTTGCAATGTTTACAATTTCGTGTATCTCAGAAATAGCTGGATTTTGTGCAGTGCTAGAATGATATCCGCGAACTATCATATCACGAAGATCTGGTACTTTATATTGCGCGCCGCTAAATGCAAATTTGGTTTTGTCTCTGACGTCCTGCGCTGAGTCAGTCGAAAGAATAGAAACCTTACTGATAAAAGCGCCAGCCTCTACAGGTGCCGTGCCGTTGCCGTCCACCTCATACCAAACAATATTTTTTCTATCTCCCTTAGGTGAATGCAGGGTAAAAAATGCACCAGCCGGAATAACATTGCCAGCAAGAAAAACAATTTTCACAGCTTCACGTAACGAAAACGAACCGGGTTGAATCACGTTTATTGTGAAACCTGTTGATCCTGGAGATGGTGGAGTAGTAGGCGCTCCCATGCTCATTGCAAAAAAGTTTTGTTCATTAGGTGGGAATACGGTAACTCTATCAGGCTCATATACTTGAGAACCAACACCGTATCTGGTTCCAATTGCTAAAAAAAGATCTAAAGCAAAAGGTGGCGCGGTATCTGATCTTAGATCAATATCTTGCCCATTGCATTCTAAAAATCCATCTGGCGGCGTTTCAGTTGGCCATATTATGATCCCACCTGTGGGAATACTACCCGCAGGCTGGTTATGAATCTTCAAAACTGCCGTAGTATTTGGGTCTAAATCTGACAAATCAAAACGCAATTTTTTAGTAGGGTCTGCCTCATTAATAGCCGCAATTCTGCAATCAATCAGTGGCGCAATCTGTTTCATCAATTCGTTAATCGTTTTTCCTACTGGGGCATTGCAATCGAATTCATCAAAATAACCAATAAGCTCGGCGCCTGGGGATGCTTCAGCTTCAGACTCCAGCTCTGCTCTTAGGTTGCTGAGGTCCCCGGCCTCTTCTAATACTGTGGCAATTAGGTTGTTGTTTTTGTCTTTAGACCAAATCGGTATTTCAGTATTAGTTTGAGCAGGCAAAACAGGTAGAGCATTATCCTTCCCGCTAGCATCAAGAAATGCGGTTTCTGAATATAGCAGCCCACGTTGTTTAAGTAGCGTTTTGATTTGCTGATCAATGACGGTCAACTTGTCATTAACAAAGTTGATAGTGTCAGGCTTGAATTTCCCGCCCACTTCAAAGTCAACCGTCTGGGTTGATGGCACGTTAGAATCAATAATAATTCTAGATTGATCAGGCGGCGCTGTAATAAAAGTGACATTGCCGCCGCCCTGCTCTCCAAGTCCCGATACTGTGTAGTCGGCGTTAACAATTTTTGTGACACCGTTTACTATCACCAGCAAATCGGTATCCTCAAAAATTAGATAGTTGTAGTTGAAAATAGTATCAACACCGTTACCAATAAATTCCAATCTTCTTGGATTATCTACGTTTACTGTCATGATTCCATCCGTGGGTTAAAGTTAAACAGGCGGCAATATGTAGTGCTGCCCGTGTTTTTCTAGCTCTCGCCGCTTCTTCTCAAAATATCCCGGGCTTACTGCTTCTTTCATTCTATTGAATAGTAGGTAATCCGTGGCATATTTAATCGCCCATAGGTTCGCTGCCGGTGTATTTTGCTGCAAAAAATTAACCGCCTGCAATCCTGAAAACTTTCCAAATAGCGCGTTGTAAATTAACCTTGAGTTATCAACGAAACCAGAAATATTGGGGCCAACTATTTCGCGATAGGTTCCCATTTCGTTGTTTTGACCAACCGAACTAATTAAATCAGCATAGATACCGAGCCCCTCAAATGCACTGCGCTTGATTGTTTCTGAATCAAATGGGTCGGGGATGCTTTTGCCTGCCGCTAATGCAGCGCCAGCTAATCCCAAATATCTCAACACCCAAGAAGACGACATCAACTGAACAAGGCCAAGATAATCGGCCTTGCCTTTGAACATGGCTTCCCAAAATGAGTCAGCGCCTTTACCGTAAATCAGTGGCGCAACTGCTTTTGTTACCCACGTCATGGGGTACATTCTAAACTGTGTCAGCAGGCTAACGGCCTCGCGCGCAGCGGTTCCCGATTCAGTGTTAAAAAATAGGCGTTGTCGATCTGCTGCGCCGGGCCTAAATATAGTGTGATCCTCTCGATCAATAAAATAATTCTCAAATTTCTTTTCTATCTCGTCTTTTTTGTCTTGAATTAATCGACGCTTTTGCGCATCAGAATCAAACGAGCCAATTCCCTCGGCCTTAAGTGCATCTAATATCTTCTCATCTGATGCCTCTTGCGCATTCTCTGGGAAAATGTATTGCTTGCCATCAACCAATTTAACAGGCGCGCTTCTGATTGCATCCCATTCGGTAGGGGTAATTCCGTATTGCTGAGCAATGCTAACCGTTGACTCACCTTGGGCAAGTGGGCCGCCAAACTGCTGGAATTTTCTTTGCAGCTCAGTATCAGCAGCTTTAATTTGATCAAACGATTTGTTCTTAAAGTTGGCAAGGTGTCCAGCTTCTTGGATTTGTTGCGCGCTTCTATTGCCCTCATCCCATGGTGTGTGCAGCGCGGCTTTAAAATATAGCCGTTGCATTCTTGACATGGTACCAACTGAGTCGCCCTGGTCCATAAACGTGCGTGAGTTTCCACCCATATTAGCATTGGCGCCACGCTCTAACAGATCGCCAAACTTTTTGCGCTCGCCTGGACTCATGGACTTAACCGTTGTTGTTAACGTGTTAAATGCGGATTTTAAAAAGTTGCCATGAATCCGCCTATTTTGTACGGTAGCTGGTGATAAGTCGGAAAGCAGGCTAAAGAATGAACTCCCAAGTTTGGTTACATTCGTGAATGTTTTTAGGGTTGATGAGGCCTTGGCAACGTTATAGTTTGGGTCTCTCGTTACTCCGCGTGCCTCGAGATATAACCGTTTGATCTTGTCAAAATCTTTAACCTTGTCAAAGTCCCCCTTCAAATCTGGGAAGATCTTTTCAGAACGCAAAACAGCCGCTTGCATGGTCTGAATCGGTTTATCGCCGTAATGCTCAAGGACCGCATTGCGCCTAGCTGCCGCCTGAAATTCTGCTTCTAATGCTGAGCTGGTATGCCCTGTTCCAAATTTCTCGTTATACTCAACAGCGCCCTTGGCATCCTTCCAGATAAGTACGCGCTGCTTTCTTGAAAGCGAAACGATATCATCACTCTGGCCTTTAAACTCTTTTTGGTCAATAAGTTGATCATAAACACCGCTCAGAATGTCATTGATTTCGTCTTCATTATCTTCCAAGGTTAAA